ATCCAATTTTTACTACCATTCAATATGTAATAGCCATCTTTAAAAACAGCTCTTGTTTTCATATTTGAAGGATCACTACCATGATCTGGTTCTGTTAAACCAAAACATCCTACTAATTCACCAGTTCTTAACCCTGGTAGATACTTCTCTTTCTGTTCTTTTGAACCAAATTTATAAATTGGTAACATTACGAGTGAAGATTGTACACTCATTGCACTCCTATAACCACTATCTACACGTTCTATTTCACGAGCAATTAAACCATAGGATACATGATTCACTCCAGAACAATTATAGCCGTCAATAGTTGCACCTAATAACCCTAATTGTCCCATTTCTTTCATAATACATTTATCAAAGTTCTCATTACGAAATGATTTTGTAACTATTGGTAGTAAATTATTTTGAGCATAATCGGAAGCTACTTTTTGAATTAATTTTTCTTCTTGTGATAATTGTTCATGTAATCTAAAAGGATCATTATAATCAAATATACTTATTTTTGTAACCAATCTTCTTTTTTGAATTAAACCCTTGAATATATGATTATATTTTAACATGGATACTATAATTAAAATATAATTGTTTGTTTAAGTAAATTTTATACAATTATTTATGTTGCATATAAAAGACCAGCATTTCCCCCAATAAATATTACCATATTTACTCTCTCTTCTATAACAAATAAATCAAAATTATAATCAAAAACTCGCCATGTTGGCTTATTTACAGCAACTAATTCACCTGTTGTTGGATCACAAATTGTTAGAACTTGAGCATATGGGTCAAATGGAGGACTTATCGTAGTAAATTCAAATTGAATATTTGTGAAACGACTCATATTCATTGCACCTGATGGTTGTAGTGAAAAAGGAGATGTATCTAAACAAAAATTGTAACAATAAAGTCCACTTGGCGCATTACCTGCAGTTCTAACATATTTTTCAATATAATTATATACACCTACTGGTAAAATATTCTCTCTATATTGTCCATCTAAAACAATACCCATTGCTACAAGAATCTCTTTTAAATTCTGAGGATTATATACTCCTGTTGTCATTAGACCACTTAATTGACCATTAGGATTCACACCTGGACCAATGGTTGGTGATAAACCAAATGGATCTGGATTTGGATAATCACCTGCAGTAGATGCAGGACTTACATCTTGGGGCATATATTTATAAGGCCAATTAGTGTAATTTGACCATTCATTTCTTAAATTAGCATCGCTTCTTTGAAAATAAAACATCCAACTAATTACCATACCTAAAGAATCTAAATTAACTTTATTTTGACCTGTTACATTATAAAAAGGTCTTTCATATATTTGTTTAATTAAATATTTTTGTTCATTCTTTGCAAAGAGTTTTGATTCATCATTGGAGAGAAAACAATAAGTACAATTCAAATTAATATCCGCATTCCATAATGTACGCGTATCTACATAAGATGTAGGACCTAATTGTTCATCTGGTGGTGTTTGTAAAAATCGATATAATTGCATATAATATTGGTTAAAGTTGGGTGCAACATATGGAAAATTATTATTATAATCCATGACATCTCGAATCTGAAATAATTCACAAATAGGTCTAAATGTCACGCTTATTTGTAGTTCATTATATTGTAATGATACTAATGGAAATGCGTTCTGTGTATTAAGATTAAACCATGCGCCTAAAGGAATATATAATGTACGACCCATTATAGATGGTTGTGCTCCTGCAGGACTTGTTGTATAAAAAGCATTTGGATATGTATTTACACGTGCTCCATAATTTGCAGGATCATTTAATTCTGAAGTATTACCAATCATATCATCAAATAATGCTTTTTTCTCAGTAGAAAAATCTCTTTGTACAGATGATAAAATATAACGACCAGAATATTCTTGTAGTTTTTGATTACCACATGTAATTGTAATTTTATTGATCATTTGAGCACCCAAGTTTTCAATCCATTTAAATTCATATGGTGCCCAAGGTGTATAAGTTGTTGAACCATCAGGATTTAAAATTGCTTGTGGAGGAAAAATAGGAGACCATATATTAGGTAATGTAACAGAACTATAGCAATCCATAAGCAAATCTGCATACCTTTTAACTTTGAAATTAAATGTAGACTCTGTTGTAAGCTGTAAAGAAGGTGTTCCATCCATATCCAAACGAAAATTTTGTTTGCCAAAATTAGTGTATTTTTTATAAGTTGCTTTCCAAAATGTTTTTTGAGGATTACCGTTTAAAATTAAATTTGCATTTCCTTGAGATACAAGATTCATCAAGCCACCTGCCATGTTATGTATATTATAATCTTATAATTAAATTATTTTAAATTTAAAATATATTAAAATATATTTATTTAATATAAATAGTTAAATGAATACAGAAGAAATTATTTATGAAAATAATGCTTTAAAGGAAAGGATAATTTTATTAGAAAATGAAATAATAAATATTAAACATAAACTTAATACATATCAATCTAATTCTAAAAAATACTATGAAACTCATAAAGAAGAAATTAAAATAAAAAATTCTGAATATAAAAAAAAATATATTCCATCAGAATAACAAATAAAAAAATGCGCAATAACAGCATATTTAAAAAAAAAAACTAAAAATGAAAATGAAAACATTCTTTAGGTATTTTATATAGATTTTATAAAAACTATATAAAATTATATTCTTTAGTTAATTTATAAATGACTAAAATTAGAAATAAGTATGATTTTTTAAGATTAGAGACAAATTGTAATGAAAATAATATTAAATTGTTACAAGATTATAAAAATATTAGAGTTAATAGAGAAACTATAATTGAAGCAATATGTTTGACACCAGATTGTAATAATATGGTAAATAAAAGTTTTAAATGTTTTTTAAATAATGGAGGCTGCTATTGTTTAAAATGTGTTGAAGAAAATAGGCATAATAAAATAAAAAATAATTGTTTAAAAAAATACGGAGTTGAACACTTTTTTATGAGTAAAGATATAATAGAAAAAAAGAAAAAAACATGTTTAGACAACTATGGTTGTGAAAATCCAAATCAATGTAAAGAAATTATGGAAAAAAGAAAAAAAACTTGTTTAGATAAATATGGTTTTGAGAATCCAAATCAGTCTAAAGAAGTTATCGAAAAAAGAAAAGCAACATGTTTAGAAAAATATGGTGTTGAACATTGTTTACAATCTAAGTCTGTTATCGAAAAAAGAAAAGCAACATGTTTAGAAAAATATGGTGTTGAACATGCTTTACAAAATGTTGATATAGTAAATAAAATGTCAAAAAATTCATATCTTACAAAAACTTATACATTACCTTCAGGAAAACAAATAAACTATCAAGGATATGAACATTTTGCATTAAATGAAATTATTAATAATATTGACGAAAATGATATTGTAACTGGATGTAAAAATGTTCCAAAAATTAGATATAATGATGAAAATAAAAAATTACATTATCATTTTGTAGATATATTTATTAAATCTGAAAATAAATGTATTGAAGTTAAATCAATATGGACATTAAAAAAGAATAAAGATAAAGTATTGTTAAAACAAAAAGCTGCCAAAGAATTAGGATATGAATATGAAATATGGATTTATAACTCAAAAGGAGAAAAGGTTGATTGTTTTAAATAAAACTTTATAAAATAATATAATAATATATTAGATAATTATGTCATCGAATCCAAATGATTATTTACGAGCTATTAAAAATTTAGACGAAAATTTTCAATCCTATATCATAATTGCTATTATTTTATTGATTTTAATCATATTTATATGGTATATGATTTATCTTTCAAGATTAGAATCAAGCGAATCTAACTATATGAATAATTTATATTCTTCAGTAAATGGTAATTTAAGACCAATTAATTCTTCTGATCCAGACTGTAAATTTAATTTATACGATTATTATATTAAAACTGCTTATAATGCTTGTAGTGGTGGTTCTTTAAAAAATGATTTTGTTGATATAAATATTCTTAAAGCTATTATAAAACAAGGTGTTAGATGTTTAGATTTTGAGATATATTCAATAGATGATAAACCAGTTGTAGCAACAAGCACATCAGATGATTATTTTATTAAGGAAACATTTAATTCAGTACCTTTTGCGGATGTAATGAAGACGATTCAAGGTTATGCTTTTGCTGGAGGTACATGTCCTAATCCTACTGATCCATTAATTATTCATTTAAGAATCAAGAGTAATAATCAAAATATGTATAATAATTTAGCAAATATTTTTAAATCTTATGATTCAATTATGCTCGGTAAAGATTATAGTTTTGAGAACTCTGGAAAGAATTTGGGATCTATGCCACTTTTGACATTTCAAAATAAGATCATTTTAATAGTAGATAAAATAAACAATGCCTTTTTAGAAAACCAATCAT